GTAGCCCCCGAGTCGAGTTAGAGTAACACACATATTTTGTTGTGGTAGGGATAATACCCTACCTCCACCTAATAGTTTCATGTGTTATGGTTTTCGTTGTTTATTCAAACTTCGGGATAATACCCGTTGTAGGAATTTATGACCCAAAGGCTATTCCCCCCAGATCAATCTTGTTGTGTCCGTGGTAATACACGTACATGACTGTTTCTTAGATTTGATCTTCACACACTCTCTTCGCAAGGTAATACTTGCGTAGTGAGTTGAATCACAGTTTTCCCCCTTTCATTACATACGCCCTATGGCGTGTGCCCTGATCCATAGTTCCTCCATAATCTTAAATGGAGTAAAATCGATAGCGCTATACTGGCGGTATCAAATGACGAATCACTTGGGACTGAGTGACTTGAACGTAAAATAGCTAGTCTTTGACATAAGCGGTAGCTTCCAGAGCTACGTTCAATAGCAAGATGTGCGGTGATGATTCGTGTTAGGCTGATGTTCCTATCCATCATAGGCGGTACCTATATTCAAAAATAACCCGTGTTTGAACTGAATGCGTTAGGCGTTTACGCCGATTTCGAAACTTGTATGGCTTCGAGCCTGAAGTGTAGAGTATCGGCTAGTCATTTGTTCCTAACAGGGATGTCCGCGAGTGCAGTTACTTGCTTTGTGGAAAATCCGTGCAATTCCCTGTTTGTAAGCCGGATCAAATTGTCATGTCTACCTTAACCCCCCCCCGTGACCCTATGTCTGTTCGTGAAGATTTGTTGAAGCGACTTGTGTATGCTGAGACTGAGACTGACGAAGACACCTATGCTCGATCCCTCGAGCGTGGTGAGCTCATTCCCCATATGGGTTTGCACCATCTCCCCCCTTTTGCCTCTCCAGGGCATTTGGGTGTGTTTGATATGGTGTACAGAATCCATTCTGAGAAAGATTGGGGTTGGTTTTACGACTCATTCATACGGATTGAGACTTGGTCTCTCCGTGTGGGTTATTCGTTGTTACTGACCTTTTCGTGGTGGCTTTCCCCCTACCACTACACTTTCTTTTCCCTCCTTGGTTACGCTGGCAAATTGGCGTTCCTGGCACTTGTTGCTAGGAGCCCTTTGCAGGTGTTCTACTTCCCCGTTGCCTTTTACATTGGTGTTTCCACCATTGATAAGGCAAAGAACTCAATGAGAAGAATCATCTACCAGGTTGATTTGATCCAAGAAGAGACAGAGAGGATGTGTGGTGTTGACGGAAAATATCTTACTAAAGAACAACTTGTCACGCGCGTGTTCGCGCGTGCTCAAGCTAGTTTTGATGTAGGTAGAGCTTCCCCGTTGATTGATCAAGAGTTTTGTGGAATCAAAGCAGATCCGTGTTCGGACTGTTCGATTATCAAACTCTCATCCCCAAAAGTTGTGTGTGACGTGTGTTCTGCGTGTGGTGTCTCAGAGTGTGACTTTGATGACATCTCATGTATCAACCATCGTGTTGCGTACTTCCCTGGTTCTGAGGATGAGATCGTGATTGAAGACATGATCTTTCCAACTCCTCCAGAAATCACTGAAACCTCCCCCAACGACGGTTGGGGTCGAGATGAAGTTCAGGATTATTGGAATGACGTGCAACAATGCATTGAAGATGTCATGTGTGGTGCAGACCACTATGTCAATGAAGATGCTATTGCGTACGCACAGTGCGCGATTCTTTCTAAGCTTGAAGATATCCAATATCCGACAGTTACAGACATTGCGTCTTATAACGCAGTGGCTCAACTGTCCGATGCTGTATATCGTAGTGCTTGGGAGAAACTTGTTGACATTGCTACAAAGCTGGATGTCCCCGATGCTGGTCTTGATGCGCTCATTTCTTGTGTGCGCCTTTGGACTAGACATCAACGTGCGACCCGCCGGATGTTTGACTACTACGTTGAACCCAGTTATGCTGGGTTTGATGTTGGAGTCAATGTTCCGGTGGAGCGAGCTAAAGCTCAGATGTTTGGTGATATAGGAAGTTTCTTTGCAGCCGGAAGGTCAGTTAACGAACTGACCGACCAGGCGCGAGACTTTCTGAATCAAACTGATGAGCTGTCCAGCACGCTGCGTGAAGCGATCAACAAAACCCAGAGTAACATCGAAGGTATTGCTGATTTGATCAAGTTGCTATTGTTATCTGTGGCAGCCATCTATTGTGTCCGCAAGTATAAGAACTCTTCGGCGTTCGAAAACTTGATACACTTAGCTGGCTTCTTAGGATTGACAACGGTAGCTTTCAAAGAGCCTCTTCGTGAGTTGTATGCTCAGGCAACTGCCCAGAGCGCAACTAATGGAGTGTGGGTCCTTCTGGCCACGTGGTTAGCGGTCTACTTTAGTGTAGATCGCGATACCTTTCGGTCAGAAAAGTTCTATAGTATCTTCGGGCGGGCATCGTCCGCTGGAGATTCTATGGAAGCCGTGTTCACAGCTGGTCTAGATCTTATCCAGAGCGTGATTAATTACGTTCTGCATGATTGTCTAGGCTATGCGCCTTATCGCTTCGCGACTTCTGGCCATGCCAGAGTTGAGAAGTGGTTTAGGTCCGTGTGTGAATACGTGGCTCGACCATTAGGTGCTAAGCGCGATTCTCTGAGGATGTGTAACGTCCTTAGAGAGTCGGGCAAGAACCTGCAAGCTGAGATGATTTCCGCGAAAGCGACGTATCATCATGTTATCAAAGATGGCTTGCGAATGCTTGATACACGTTCGATCGAAGAAGGATTTGGTTTCATGTCGGATGACGCCGCACAGGTGTCGCGCATGCGACCAGTTGCCATTATGCTGCGTGGAAAACCCGGCATAGGCAAGACCACCATGACCAACGTGTTGCTTGGCGACATGTTGGCATCGGTGCTCCCCCCGTATCGCACCCACGAGCTTGAGGATGTAGGTTCATTGATCTACAGCAAAGCCCGCGGGAGTAAATACTGGGAAGGATACATCGGTCAAGATTGTATTAAATTCGAGGACTTTATGCAAGAGCGTGACCAAGCAGGTGATAAGGAAGGCTCTATTTTAGATTTTATGGATCTATGTGGAACCGACCCCGTCTACCTGAATATGGCTACGCAAGAGCTTAAAGGCAAAATTGCTGCTTGTCCCTCCGTTTTGGCGTGTACGTCAAATCGTAAGGAACTCAACCCTCAAGCTATTCATGAACCCGATGCGCTTAGGCGCCGGTTCGATCTAGCTTTTGAGGTAGAGGTACAAGAGAAATACTCGAAGAAGAGCTCTAATGGCAAAGTGAATATCCCCGATTCTGCGAAGACCGGAGGTATAAACTTTGATATTTACGAGTTCCATGCTGTGGATATGCTCCAAGACGGAAATCGCACGGGTGAATGTTACTCGTGGGACGAAGTTGTGGAGCTTTTCTCAGCAAAGTATTTCCAGTACTTGGATGAATACAATCAGACTTATGCTATTGTGGACTCTCGGATGAAAAAGAGAGTTGCAGTAGCCCAATCACGCCTTGAAAGGAATGGCGTGCTTGAAGATCTTTTAGCTAGAGTGCATCCGGACCGTCGAGGATATGTCCTCCAGTTCGTGAACTCGCAAAAGATACCCACAACCACCATCATGAATGCTGTCAAAAACATTCAACCCTTCGTAGATGGTCAGACCGCAGCAGAATGGATGTCGTCGAACCCCCCATTGCATGTTCTTTTTGAGGATATGTTGGAGGATGCGATGACTGAAGTCAAGCTTGAGTTAAATAACTCGCCTGCTGTGAAAGATGTTACGAAGATGGCACAATATACCAAGTATGCCGCTTGGGGCGGTGTGGTTGCTATGTTGTGCGCGGTGTTTTCCTTTGTTCAGACTCTCTATCGTACTTCAAGTGCGACCGCAGAGTCTTTTCAAGGTGACAATCATCGTGTTCCTGTGGGACGAGCGCAAGCCCTCGTTACCATGGAAGAAGCCGCAAAGGCTCAAAGCAATTATGGTGTCAAAGATGACAACGCGATGGCGTTGTTGACACGAGTGAAAGACAAGAATTTGTATCGTATTGGATTCCAGGATCAGACCGGGATACGCATTGTAGGCGCAGCCCTGGCCCTGGAAGGTAATACTTTTCTTATTTGTCATCACTTTAAAGAATTGTTTGAACATTTGCTCAATGATTTGGAACATACTCATTGCACGTTTACGCGGGTCAACGAAAAACCCGTGATCGTCCATGTCCGCAAGGCCTTGGACTCTTGGAGAAAGATCAAGAACACGTGTGACGGAGCTACTATTACACTGGATGAATTCAAAACCAGTGCCCACAAGAACATAGTAGCTCAGTTTGTTACACGGAAAGCAATTCCGTTTTCTGGTGGTTTCCACGTAGCGTTGTGGGACCCCAAGGACGGAAAGGAAGGTATGGCCAAGTTCAGTGCTGCGCAAGTAGCTACGAACCCATGTCGCACGGCATCACTGAATAGTAGTTTCTATTTGCGTGAGCGTGTGACTTTTGGTATGTACACTTCTAATGGGACTTGTGGTGGTCCTGTGATTGCTTTCAATAACCACATTAACCCTGGTAAGATTCTGGGTATTCACACCGCCGGTCAAGGTGGTGGTCCAGAGTCTGCCTCAACGACACAGGGTATGGCCGAGATAATCACTGTTGAAGCTTTGCAGGCTCACCTTGGTGAACACGCTAGTGCCCAGAGCTTGTCTCGTGCAGAACTAGAGGATCTCGGATTTCCTGTTCTTGGTGAAGTGGAGAAGGTGACTACCGTACCCACATCAACCAAGAAGAGACGTTCCGCCCTTTGGACCCCTGCTGCAAAAACCCGCCCTGCCCATCTCAGACCTTTCATTAACTCCGAGGGAGTTGAAGTCGATCCTGTGGCTGTGGCCATGGCGAAGTTGCGCCCGCGTGAGCGCGTCATTCAACGTGACGAGGCTCGTGCAGGTGCGAGGTATGCAGTGGCCCGAACCCTGCACACAAATCCCAAAATTCTGACTTTTGAACAAGCCATTCTTGGCGATCCCCTTTTGGAGTTAGAACCCATCAATAGGCACACTAGTGCTGGTTACCCCCTGAACCTGATGCCAGGTGCAGACGGTAAGAAACACATTTTGGGTTATGGTGAGATTGATTTTACCACAAAGGAAATGGTGTTTTTGCGTCAACAGACGATGGACACAATTGCCTTAATGGAAAGTGATATCTCAGACCAAGAACTAGCAGTGTTATTGCCAGTACAAGATTGTCTAAAAGATGAACGGAGACCTCATGCCAAAGTTGAGAAGGGCTCCACACGCATGTTCAATGTGGCGCCACTGGTGTTGACAATCATTAGTCGAATGTATTACGGATCTTATTTTGCATGCGCGCGCGCGCAGAAAATACGTAATGGTTCAGCTGTTGGTGTTAACCCAGCATCCCCGGAGTGGAGTGATATTCATGATCATGTGACCCCCGGACCTGAGTGGAAGGTTGGTGATGGCGATCACGAAAAATTCGACGCGAGTCAAGATGCCACTCTCGGTGAAGAGTTGCATGACGCTGTTTCCGACACTTATGGTTTGGATTGTTCTGGCCGTAGGGTAAGGATGAGGTTGAAGTACATTTACAACAATAGTGTCCACTTATGTGGAACATTGTTGGTACAGAATGACCACACATTACCTAGCGGGCTTGATTGCACCACCCATTGGAATGTCTTGTACAACGATGCTTTGCACAAGATTGTCTGGGACCGTCTGTGTGCTAAACACGGTATTGGTATGCTTGACAGAGAAGAGTTTTGGCGCATTATGTGCTTCGGTGACGATGTCCTTAGCGGTAGACACGAGAAGGTTTCCAAGCTGTTGACCTCAGAGTTCATAGCTGAAGAGATGGCTCGTCTTGGCCACAAGATGACCAATTCTGCCAAGACAGGGCCCCCTGAGTTTACCGAATGGGATAATGTCACGTTTTTGAAACGTGGCTTTGTTTATTCCGAACGATTTAAACAATGGATGGCACCGCTTGATAAGGATGTCGTTAAAGAAATGACAATGTGGTACACTGCCGGTCCTCATCAGAGGGAAATCATGCGCTCTAATGTTGACGTCTCGTTGTTGGAGATGGCATTGCATGGAGAGGAAGAATTTGACAAGTGGTACAACGAAGTGGTGCCCAAGTGTGTTCAGGAATACGGTTATCAACCGGTTTACCCGAGCTACTCTGACGCCATTAAGACGGTGCTTGTCACCCGCAGTGAGTTTGATCATAATCCTATTTCCATTGCAGTCGCCCAAGCTGACGGTAACGTTGGCACAGCCGTTGAGATTTCTTCCGGCATGGACGTCCACTGTGAAGATGGGACCAATGAACAATCATCTACTACAAAACTCTCAAATGAAGCTTGTGTGACCGAAGTGACCACAGTCATGCCGCCGATGCGTATGAATTTACGTGTTGGTAGCGATGGTGTTTATCAGGATATCAAAAGCTTCCTTGAAAAACCTCAGATTATGGCCCAATATTCTTGGACTACCGGGTATTCATTGGGCAATGAGTTGGGATCTTTTTCCCCACAAATTCTCTTGCTCTCTACGAATCCTCTTACAGTCAATAAGTTGGACGGAATCTTAGGTTTCAGAGGTGACATTGTGTTACGTTGGCAGGTTAATGGACAGCGGTTTCAGGTTGGCTTGCTCTTGGGTTATGTGTACCCTGGTTGGGATTCAAATCGATTGATATCGATCAAGCGAAGTTTGTGTCTTATGACACAATTACCGCATTGCACTCTCAACTTGGGTTCACAAACCGAAATGGTTTTGCGTATACCCTTTTACCACAATGGTCCATTCCTACAGCTGAAGGGCGGTCTCAATGGAGGCACCTCGTTCTACAATATGCTGGTCAACACCGTGTGCTATTCACCTTTGGTCGCCCCTTCGGGTGACGCGAATGCGGAAGTTACAGTGTGGGCCAACTATGAGAATGTCGAGCTCATTGGAGCCGCAGGCAGTAATGCGTGGTACGCCCAAGCTGGTGGCCAAGGTGTAGGCAAGGCTAGTGGTAGTGCTCATGGCGACGTTAAAGCCTCGACCATCGTCGGTAGAGTTGGTAAGACCCTCGCGCTCTTCGGTGGCGTTCCCGTTATCGGGAACGCTCTCCAGGGAGCAAGTTGGTTATCTGAAACAGCCGCCAATGCGTTGTCGCTCTGGGGTTTTTCAAATCCTAGAAATCGCGAAAGCAACACCCCAGTCACGCCTGCACCGTATCGTTTCACCACGAATGCGGATTACGTGAATACATCCACATCGCTGTCAGTGCTGGCCCAGAATGAAGTCGTGCACTACCCCACCGCGTCCATTACAAGTCTAGACGAAATGTCGTTGGACTTTATATGTGGGCGGTGGGCTTACTTCACGAGCTTTAACTGGTCAGATGGCCATGGTGTGGGAACCCAGCTCTATAGTGGTTCCAATGCTCCCACGCTGTTCAACACGGCCGGTTTTATTGGTGCGATACCAACGATTTATCCGACCCCGTTCAACTACGTGATGACGTGTCTGTTTAATTACTGGCACGCTGACATTGAGATCCGAATGCGATTGGTGAAGAACGAGTTCCACTCTGGTCGTTTGGCGATCAGTGTGTTTCCTCGTGACACCGGTCTTTCTGGTCCGAGCACTACAGTGTTAACCGACACTGCGTACGTGAATCGTGTCATTTATGACATACGTGACTCTGATGAGTTCATTTTCACAATTCCGTACATGTCGGAGAAACCCTTGACGTACTCTATCCATGGCACAACATTCTGGACCATTCATGTCCTGAATCAACTTAGAGCTCCTGCCACGACGGCACAAAATATCAATGTGATGTTAGAAATGCGCGTGAAGCCTGGTGCGTTGTATGCACAGGCTATCAACACTTCGGTTTATGCCCCGGCGGTCGCCCAGGCTGACACGAATGTGGGTGCAGCAGTCATGATCCCTGATGCTATCAAGGAGATTGCTCCCTACACTGTTGGCGAGGTCATCTATTCGGTGCGCTCATTACTGAAGATGTTGGATCGTTTCATAACTAGCGACACATTGTCTGAAATGCCGTCCTCAGCTACTAGTATGCAGGTATTCCCACAGTCGTGGGAAACGGCGTACAGTGATGGTACAACCATACGCGGGACGCGTTTTGCGGGAACACGTTGGTCGGCTATCCATGCCATGTTTGGTTCTTGGCGCGGTGGTATCGTGCTTAGGACCAATGGCATAACTGCAGATGTTGCAGCTCACATGGAAAAACCGGTTGGCATTTCTGCGGCTAGTGGTGGTTGTGCGTTTTATGGTGCGACATGTTATGGTAGTGCTGTCACCTATGCTCCGGCGACGGTGAACTCCTCTGCGGAGTTTACTGTCCCTTATCAGCATCTGTGGTATAACCAACCAAATATTCCCACCTATAACAACGCGGCCACTACTGGTCCCTTCGCCTCTGCGTATGCTATGTCGACTGGAACGAATTCGTTTGCGGATGTCTATGCTCAACCTGTTTCAATTGAGGTTGGTCCAAGCTATGACTTCGCCACGGCTACTTACATTCGGCATATGCCAAACGTCTTGCGTGCGGCTGGTGATGATTATGAGTTGTCTTGGTTCTTAGGAGCACCTCAGATGGTGCCCCTGACCTCAGAACCCACAATCAATCTCATCAACGCAAACGTGTGATGTTATCTCTATCGGTTACGTGTTTCCGAAATAACACGTTCGAAAACTGTCTTTCTACACTACTCGCTTTTTCCCTCTGACGAGGTTTTGCGAAGACCCAG